AGCCGAAACTCCTTGTCGCTACCTGTCGATAAACCGGGCGTTCGCCTCGGTCAATTCAGTTCCATCGCTAGCCCGCTCCATTGAGGACCATGATTTCCAACTCGATCCCGATGTGGGACCAGACGCGGTCACCGTCATACGAGAATGGGCGCGGGATACCGCCGAGTGATTTGCAGGCGATAAAATACCCACCGGCCAGCGTCTCTTGGGCGCCGTCGAGCGACCCTTCCAGCGCGTCGGCGGCATCGTTGATCGGCACCGTCGACTCACCTTCCGCGATCAATTCCGCCTGCCAGATCATCGTGTGCGAGATCGCTGGTTGACCGATCGCGCCGTTGCTCCGGTGCGAGACAAGGTTGTAAACCCCGAACGGAGACGGCCACCCGGCAGGGGCCCGGCCATTCGCCACGCGACGGTCAATCACCGCCGTCACTGCCGTGTTTGTGACATAGCGACCAAAGAGCCACGTCTTGGCAAGTTTCTGCGCCTCCGCCACCGTGACACTCATGCCAACCGTCCGATCAGTTCGGCAACCGCCGCTTGAAAAGCAGGGCCACCAGCCTCGGCGGCCGGTCGCATGAATGGCTGGGCGGACATCTTGGACGTGCCGTATTCGATGAACAGGGAATGCTCAACCGGCGCGTTGACCGTTGCCGAGAGTCCGCTGTGCGCCGAGTTGATGCCCGCCCGCATTTCGCCGGTATCGACCGCCGCATACCCCTTGGCTCGCGCCTCGACGTCCAGTGCGGTGCGACCCACCACGTCGGGGAGTTCTGAGCGCACGCGCGAGGCAGCGGCGGGCAAGAGGTTTTTCGTGACAGTGATGCTCATCTGGATCATCGCTAGCCAACCTCGCGCACGACGGCGATCTTGCTTACCGCCGCGTTCCCGGAAACCGGCACCCCACCGACTTGAAACGACCGCACGCCGTTGACCCGCAGGCGGTCGCTCGGCGTCACGTTGGCATCAACTGGCAGATCCAATTTGTAGGCGACCTCCCATCCGAGCCGTGAGGCGAGCGCCGCCTCATCTGGTTGCAACCCCGAGGCGTCGAGACGACACGGCATCGTCGACGTGACTGTCTCAACCGTGGTCGAGCCGCCGCTGCCATCTTCCACAACCGACGCCCGCAGTACCTCGCACGTGTCCGGTCGCAGTCGCGCCGTCACACCGCGCAGGGTACTGATCAGGCGTGGCGAGAGGATGCCCATTACGAAGTCGCGACCTCCGCCTCACCCTTGGCTGGTTCGGTCGCCTTGACGGCGGGTGCCGCCATTGGCTCTGCTACCTTGGGAGAGGTATCCGCCGCTGGCGCCGATGGCTTCGGCTTCTCAAACGGGGTGCCGTCTTCGTAACTGATGACCGTGGCCCCTGGGTACAGCTCTTCCGCCTTGGCCTGGGAGGCCACGACGAAGCGCTCCCCCTTGCCGTAGCCGTCACGGTCGCGTTTGAACTCGATCACGACTGGCTTGTTGCTCATCCGTACATACCTCCGTTTCGGTCGTCCAGATAATCCAGGTCGAGGGCGAAGATAGATGCCGCCATCGTCCCGTCCCCGTCGACCATCCACTCCGGCGACAGGCTCCCGAACAGGTCGATCACCTCGCCCCGCGCCTCCGCCAGTCGCCGCTCAATCGTCGCCACGGTCTGCTGCAGCTTGTAGCTGCCCCCCGCGATCCCGACGTCGAAGCGATCGGCGATCCGGTCGAGGCACAGGCGCAGAGCGTGGTAGCGGCCCATCGCGATGAAGCCATTGGCGTCCGCCGGGGCGGCGGTGGAGAGATCCACCTCCGCGTAGCCGAACGCCCGTAGCGCATCGTCGAGCGCCGGCGCCAGACCCGCCGCCGTGGGAGTAATCCCCGCGTCAACGAAGATGGTCCCCAAGCGAGCGGCGAGCGCGGCGGCGGCCTCGGTCCGGGTCATCGCGAGAAGGGACGCTTCGCGGCGTCAACCGCCGCCTTGGACGCGAGGGCGGTCGCCTTCGCTTCGGCCTCCGCCTCGACGGCCATCCGCGTGTCCGCCGCCGCCTTCGCTTCGGCGGCCCGAATCTCGGTGTCGTGCGCGATCTTGGCCTGAGCTTCGGCGAAGGCCTTGGCGTCGGAAAGCGCCTTCATCTCGCCCGCCGACGGCTTGACCGTGAGGCCGTTCGCGTCGACGGTCTGTCCGCCGACGAGGTAGCGGCCACCTTCTGGCGCGAGGTCCATCGTCAGCGTCGCCGCCTCGGTCTTGCTCTGTGCGATCTGCTGCGCCCGGTAATCCACCGGCGAAATAATCATCGGCTGATCAGCCATGCTCGTCACTCCCATTAGACGATGGTCGGCGCGGCGTAGGTCGCTGAAGTGGTCATGAGAACAGCGGCCTGCTCCCGGCCCCACACGGACACCCCGAACTCACGCTCCATGGTTTCGGCTCGCAGCGGGTAGCGCTCGTCATTGGCGACGATCCGCAGAGCGCCTCGGCCGGCATTGCCGGGCCGGGTGCGCCGTGCCAGCGGCTTGCGCGACGGATCGGCTTCCAGGGCGACGATGTAGCCGGCGAAGACCCAGGACTTGACCCAGACCTCAACCGCGCCGTTCCAGACCCCGATTGGCCGGTTGTAGATATCGAACGGGCGGAGCACCGCGCCGGTTGCTGTCTCGCCGGTGAAACCACCGCCGGGCTGCGTCATTGGGTCGTTGAATGGCGTGAAGTTCGCCATCGCCGTGATGGCCGCTTCTTGCGCCCGGTTGATGTAGATATAGACCGGACCGGACACCCCGTGCTCAATCACTGTATTGAGCACCGCTTCGACGTTCGCCGCGACCAGTGCGGCGGTGCCGAGGTAGTGGGTGTGGGTGGCGCCGTCGAAGACGTTCCCGAAGTCGTCGGTGGGGATCGCCGCTCCGTCGGCGTTGAGGAGCGCCCGCAAGGGGACCGTCACGCCGTCGATGAAGCGGTCGGTGTAGCCGAGAGTATTCGTCGGGGTAAAGAGGGCGCGCTGCACGGCCTTGCGGGTGTTCGTCACGTCGGCCCGCTGCGCCGCCGTCATGCTCTTCGCGAGGTCGGCGGGGGTGGCGATCTCCAAAAACTTGCGGGTCCACTGCAGCGTAATCTGGTAGGGCCGCAGGGGGAAGCCGATGTCCACCCCGGCAAGCGGCGCCTTCTGAGCGTCCGCCCGGGTGTACTCGTCGGCCTCGATCATGTCGAGGCGGGACTCGGTGCCGTACCGGCGGACCCGCTCAGTCGTCTCCTCAACGAGGGGGCCGACCATGTCGTCGACGAGCGCATTGTGCGCGTCGAGGGATCGCTGGAAGTCGGCGAAGAGCTGGTCCTCACCGTACTCCAGCACGTTCTGTGCGTCGAACGTCGCCAGGGCGTCGAGGACGCTGTGTGTACCGAACGATGGCATCGCGTCCTCCTAAACGTTCTTGACGAAGACGCGCGTGGCGTCAACGGCATAAGCGATCTCGGCCGTACCACCGATGGAGGCGGCGTCCGCGAGTCCGCCGGCAACGGTGCCGGAGAGGAAATACGGGGTGCCGGGGGGGAGGGTGGCACCGTAGCGAATCATTACCCCGCGCAAGACGCTGACACCATCACCGGTGGTCGCGGCTTGCAAAACGACGCCTCGAGCACGAGCCGCTTCGTTGGCGGCGGCGCCGGTGGCGTTCATGACCCGACCATCGGAGGCGCGGATATACACAAAGTTCCCGGCGGCGATAGATTCGCCGGCGAGAAGTCCGTTGATCTGATGTTCGTATCCGGGCTGCACCGTCGCCAGGGACGGTGTGCCGGACTTCGCGATCTCTGCCATAGCCTGCTCCTACGTCACATCGAATAGGTGCCTCTGGCGGCGAGGGCGCGTTGCTCGTCCGCCGCCGTGGGCTTGCCGCCGGTCCCGGCGGCCCTGGGGTCGTGGCCGTTGCCGCGAGTCGTCTCCCGCCCATGTCGCCCGCCCGCTTCTGGGCTTTTTCGAGCCAGTCTTTTCGCGCCGCGAACGGCGCATCCGGCCCCGGGTCGAAGTCCTTGAGGGCATCGGGTAGGGTCTTGAGTGCGCTGGCGACCTGGCCATCGAAGAACGCCCGAAGCTGGTCGCGTTCGGCGCTCAGGGTGTCTCGTTCCGCGATCGCCGCGTCACGCTCCCCTTCCCGCTTCGTCGCCAGTTCTTGGAACTCGCCCCGTTGGGCGGCGGCGTCCTCGTCGGCCTTGCGCTTCTCAGTGGCCTGCTTGTCGAGGATGCCCTGCAGTCGCTTGGCTTCCTTCTCGGCCGCGTCGCGGGCGGTGCGCTCAGTGTCCAGTGCCCGCTTACCGGCGTCACCGAGGGCGGCGTCGGTGGGTGTCGTGCCGCTGCCCGAATCGCTCGGGGAAGCGGCGGCCGTCGTCGCCCGCGTGGTTTCGACCGTTTCCGTGGTTTCGCTCGTCTCCGCCATCGCAGCGGTGCTCCTTGCCGGCATCGCGCCGGGTGAGGGTGAAGGCTCAGACACGCACAAGAAAACCGCCCCCCGTTCGGGAGGCGGGCGCCGAGGCGGCGACCTTCCGATCAGGGGGCGGGACTCATGCGAGTGCGGCCCGATCTTGAATTGTGCGACCCTATCTTAGCACAGCGAAAGAGCGACGGGGATTATGTCCCGCCGCCCTTCCTGACTCCTTCCTTCCTTACCTCGCCTTGCCCACCCTCGCCGTGCCGGGCCATACCGCGCCACGCCACGCCTGCCTCGCCTCGCCCAGTCCAGCCCAGCCCCGCCACGCCCGACCGCGCCTGCCTTGCCGCGCCACACCAAGCCATGCCTTGCCACGCCGTGCCTGGCCCGGCCTCGCCTGCCATGCCGTGCCAGACCCGGCCTTGCCCTGCCCAGCCTCGCCTCGCCTCACCTGCCTTGCCCTGCCCCGCCGGACCACGCCCCACCATACCTGGCCTGCCTTGCCTCGCCTCAACCGGCCCCGACGTGCCCCGCCACACCTAGCCTCGCCCGGCCACGCCACGCCTGCCTTGCCTAGCCTCGCCCCGCCTCGCCCGGCCTAGCCGTGCCCCGCCTGCCTTGCCTTGCCTGCCTTGCCTTGCCTTGCCTGCCATGCCTGCCATGCCTCGCCGTACCCGGCCCCGCCTCGCCTCGCCGCGCCTCGCCGAACCGCGCCTGCCTTGCCTTGCCTTGCCTCGCCCGGCCAGACCACGCCGCACCCCGCCAGGCCATACCTGCCTCGCCTCGCCTTGCCCGACCCCGCCGCGCTCCGCCCTACCACGCCACGCCTGCCTTGCCATACCTGCCTTGCCTCACCTTGCCCGGCCCCGCCATGCCATACCGCGCCGTGCCTCACCTGCCTCGCCTCGCCTTGCCGAGCCCTGCCCCACCAAGCCGCACCTCGCCGGGCCTCGCCTGCCCCGCCTTGCCCTGCCCGGCCCGGCCGAACCAAGCCTTGCCTCGCCTGCCTTGCCATGCCGGACCTCGCCGTGCCGTGCCGCGCCTCGCCTTGCCAAGCCCCACCTGCCTTGCCCTGCCACGCCTTGCCGCGACGCGCCCAACCTCGCCTGCCTTGCCTTGCCTCGCCGTGCCATACCGTGCCAAGCCCCGCCCAACCGAGCCGCGCCGTGCCTTGCCTGCCTTGCCGTACCAAGCCCCGCCATGCCCTACCACACCTGCCCTGCCATGCCATGCCTCGCCCGCCTGGCATCGCCTGCCTTGCCTCGCCTTGCCCGACCGCGCCGCGCCAGGCCGTGCCTCGCCTGCCTTGCCTTGCCATACCCTGCCTGGCCTGGCCCGGCCCGGCCATGCCTGCCTTGCCTTGCCCTACCCTGCCCTGCCATGCCCCGGCCGTGTGCGTCTCTTAGTCGGCCGCTGTCGCGAGTGCCAGGTCCGGTATCAAGGCGGCACGCACCGTCTCGATGGCGCCGACCAGCGGCGCGAACTCCGACTCGCTCCCCACCCGCCGCACGAGTCCCTCAATCTGGGCGAGTTCTGACCTCAGGTAGCGAAGACGCATCGCGGGATCGGCCATCGCCGTCTCCCGCCGCACGTAACCAGCGGTGTCGGTCGCATCCACCTCAGCGACGTGGATGTAGACCGGCTCCCGAGACGATGCCGGCAACTCCACCACCCGGAACCACCGGATGATCTGCCGCGCCTGAGCGATCCGGTACTCCTCGGCCGCCGCCTCGTTGTTCCACTGCAAGTAGCGATGGAACGGCGACGACGGTGACTCTCCGTCTTTGACGACGGCGCTCGGCGTGCACGCACCGTCCCGTTCGATGATCTCGTCGATTCGCTGAGCAACGTCCGCCCCGTAGGTGTGCATAGCTAGGCCACCTCCGCAATATTCGCGTTAGCCCTGACTCGGAATTGCCCGTAGGTGCCGTTCCTCTCCGGCCTCCAGTCGCCGACCCCGATCCTGCCAGCGGCGTCAACCAAGGCCAAGATCGATTCCACGTTTTTGATGTGCGTCGGGGCGAACTCGATATCCAGATCGGCCGTCCACTCGACCGCCTGATTGCGGTACCGCAGATCGGCCGTCCCCATCCCGACGCGCACCGCGTCCTCCCGCATGGAAAGCTCTCCCACGAACGGGACCAGCTGATCAGGACCGACCCCGCGCAAGTAGAGCGCCACGCGAAGCGATGTCATCGTCAACCCGCTGCCCTTGAAGTCGCGGGCGGCACTCGTCATCGCGTTCTTGAACGCGGTCGCCGGTATGCCAGGCTGCCCGTCCGGGCAACGGTACGTTGAGTCTTCGGCCTCCTTCTCCGGATTCTTGGGTGCACGGGACTTGGCGCCCCCGGTGCCCTGCTGCTTGTCGCGCATCTCCTGCTTCGCCTTCTCGCTCCACCGGTGCGGGATCACCGGCGTGATGCCCTCGATGGGGACCACGATCCGCATCGTCTCGACCCGCTTGATCGCAATCACGTCGGTCTGGTTGCTCGCCTTCGCAGTCATGTGACTTTTCTCCCCTTCGTGCTCTCTCTCGGGAATAGGCTAAGTCCAGCCCAGCCCTGCCTCGCCGTACCCTGCCTCGCCTTGCCTAGCCAAGGCTTGCCTCGTCGTGTCGTACCCTCCCTGAGTACGAGACCACTGTACAGCACAATGATCTACAATGCAAGCGTTATGCTGCATGCTGTATGCTGTATGGCAAGGAGGTGAATCAGATGCACAAGAAAGACCTACACAGCGTGTCATTCCGGTTGAGCATCGAGGCGAGGCAACTCTTGGTCGCGCTCGCCGAGCGGAACGGCACGACCAAGACCGGGGTGATCGAAGCAGTCATCCGGCAGATGGCCCAAGCGGAAGGTATCCGTGAACCCAAGCAAACCGCTGAGAATGTGATAGGGCCTAGGGCTGTCTCGGTGACTCGATCCGATAGCGATGCTCGATATAGCTAACTATCATCAATAGCGCCCGCCGCAATACGAGGAGGAAGGCACGAAGGTCGGCATTAGCCGTATCCTCCTCCCGACCCCCGATGTCCGTCGGCCCGGTCGCCACGCTAACTAGCCCCCTCCTCGTTCATCAGATCGCCCACCGCGTCCATCGACGGTACGACCGAGCCGCGCGACCCGCCGCATCGGCCCGAAGACGTCTGGCATCACGTCGCCCGCGATCCGGCGGCGCTCAACGGCGAGGATGAAGCGGGAGTGCGCCTCATCGCATCGGTGGATCCGCATCACGGCCTCGATGTGCTGGGCCTCGGTCGCATCCCCGCGGATCATGCCAGCCATCCCTTCGCCCGGAACGCCCCGTCAAGAGCCTTCGCAATAGGCTCGAAGTCGTCATCGTCCCAGAACTCCATGTACCCGCTCTCCTTGCCTTGCCGCCGCACCTTGTTGAATTGCGCCAGCAGGGTGGGATCGCCACTACGCTGGGCGACCCATTGCGAATAGGATCGGGCGAACAATTCGGTCCGATCCAACAGGTAATTCGTGTACTGGGTGTCCGGTTCGTACTCCATCGTCGAGCCGTCGGAGAGCTTGAGTCCGATGTCTCCCCCCGTCCGCAATCGCTGGAGGTCGGACGTGGCGCGGGAGTCGAGCACCGCGCCTTCCCAAGACTCGAGCACCGTCCCCCTCGGGGTGCCCGATCCGAACCACCCCGCCCGCTGTCCGAGCAACTGGTGGTCGATCACATGGCCGACCTCGTGCACGAGACCCAACTCCGCTTCGGCGGAATGGGGACTGACGCCGATGAACGAGGGCCGGCCCGTTTTGGGGTCGAACTCGTAGGTCGCCTGGGCGTCCTTGCGCGCAATCCGCTTGACGCCAACGGTAGGCAAATTGGTCGTGCCGTGCACGCCGTCAATGGCGTCGAGGGCGGGGCGCAGGCGTTCGCCGAGTTCGCCCGAAGGAAGCCGGATCGACGCGCTGACCGCGTCCCCCTTCGGCACGGGGCGCAGCGAACGACGCGGCACCGCGCGGCTCGCCGCGTTCCGGCGAACCTCGCCGATAGTTCCCTGACGATAGCTCGGTCCCCATCGCCGCGACTTCTCCTGGACCACGAAGTCCGACAGAGCCACCTTGCCAGACTTCAGGTCATCGTACAACGCCCTGGGCACCATCCCCCGTTGCACCGCCTCCGGTTGCCGCGCGAACCAGTCGGCTCCCGTCTCTCCTGCTGAGATCGGGCCGAAGCGGTCGTGCAGCACTGGAGCGGGCGAACAGCGACAGGCTACGTGCCGGGCGAAGAATCGCGTTGAGAGCGGGAACACCCGACCATCCAAAGACAAACAAGCCAAACATGTCCGCTCGCTCCTGGCGGCCATCCACCGCCACCCTTGGAGCAGATCGGGACGGGCGGCGTATCTGTCGAGCGAACTCTGGCGGTGCGCATCAAGGACGGCATTTCGCGCGAGCATCTCCCCCCGCCACTGACTCCGGTCAAGGATCGCCGCCAGCCGCTTGCCCAAGGGCCGCACGCCCTCCCCCAGCGACACACCCTCGATCAGCGCGGCACGGGCCGCTGAGGCCGCTTCCACCCCTTGCTCGGCTAAGAGAGCACGGACGGGACTACCATCGCTCAGCGAGCCAACCAGCGACTCCACCGCCCCAGTAGGCAGCGCATCAAACACGCCGACGCCCAACCCCTGAGCCGCCACCAAGTCATACGCCGCATCTCCCGCCAGACGTACCGCTCGCGCCTGGCCGCCAGTGATTGCCGACGTTCCCGCCGACTCAAGCGCAAGGACTTCTTGATCGATCTGAAGCAACAAAGTCCGGTATCGCTGGTCAAGCATCACCCGCCCCAACGACGGGTCCTCAGCCAGCAACGGAGCGAGGTCGGCAAGGCGGGTATTGATCCCCTGCCGAGCGGTCCCGTAAGCGTCCGCTAACTCAGCGCGAACGATCCGATCCTCCCGCAAGAGAGCGGCCCGATTGCGGGCAATGGCCCGCTCCAGCTCGCTCGCCATTAGGCCACAACGTCGATGACAAAGGGAAGATATGTGGTAAAGTAAGACAAAAGGTGGCGCCATGCGGCGCTAATCACACCCACAGCGCGGCACGACCCAATCATGTGCAGGAGGTTGAGCCAATGCCGAATCATTGCACCAGTCAGTGTTGCCAGTGTGGCCTCCATCCGCCGGATGTTCATTTCTCGGTTTCTCCCGACACCGGAGAGTGGTACGAGACGTGTGAATCCTGTCGAAGGGCAAGCCCCGCGCCGATCACGCCACCACTTCAAGGACCACAACACGAGTCCAGCGCCGACCCGCCCCGGTGACGAAAGTCACGGCGAGCTCGTAGTCCACGCCCCGCGCCAGCCCCGAGACGGTGACGGTGACGAGCGGCGTTGCCGTCACCACGGTTTCGATCCCGGTCGGGAAGGCGGCATAGGTGTCGAGGCGAGTGAGGATCGCGGTGGCGGAGGCGATCACCGTCTCCGCGTTGAATGCGAGTGCCTCGCGGTCGCCAGCGGCGATCTGCCGCGAGGGCGGGGACGTGCTGAGGTCTGTCGCGCGCCAGGGCATAGCTAGTAGTCTCCTTCCGGCGGCGCTCCGGCCGCATAGGTGGCGAGGCTCCGACCGGCCGCCACGAGGGGCATCGCGGCGCGACCGACGCCGCCGAGCGGGGACGGAGCACGAGCGACTAGGATAACCACCGGTCCGATCGCACCGCTACCCGGCACCATCAACGCCGACTCGGATGCCGCAACCGTCGCCCCGTCGAACGAGTCGAGCACGGCGGCAACCGCCGAGGCCTCAGCGGCATCGACCAAGGCGGCATCCACCGCCAGGATCGTGGCCGCGAGAGCCGCCACATCCATCGCCGCAATGACAGCCGCGTCGGCGGCGGCCACGGCAACCGTAAACGAAACCGCCTCGGTCGCGGTGGTGGCGGCGACGTCCGCGCTGGCGATGGTGACGTCGATGGCGGATGCGTGGGTGGCGGCGAGTGACGCGCCGTCGGTCGCCGCCTTCGTCGCGTCGCCGCCGACGATCTCAACCGATGGCGCATCGGCCCCGGCCACGGTCGCGGCGTCCGCCGAGGCGGTGGTCGCGGAAAGGGTCGAGGCATGAGCGGCCGTGATAGTTGCGGTATCCACCGCCGGGACTGTTGCCGCCAGAGACGAGGCATCGACCACGGACAAGGTCGCGGCGTCAGCGGCGGCAATGGCCAGGATCGAGGCATGGGCGGCGGAGATAACCCCAGCGTCAACCGTGGCGGCCGTGACGGCGAGGGCGAGCATTTCGGCGGTGGCGACCGCCGCGACATCGGACGATGCTTTAGGTGTCGTCTCCGCAACCGTGGAGGCGTCGGTCGCGGTCAATGTCGCAACGTCGGCGCTGGCGATGGCCGCGTCTACAGCAGAGGCGTGAGCGGCGGAGATAGCCCCAGTGTCAACGGTGGGGACCGTGGCGGCGAGCAATGCCGATTCGGCGGCGGCAACCACCGCGGTGTCTGAAGATGCCTTAGACGTCGTCTCAGCGACCGTAGAGGCATCGGTGATCGAGGTGGTCGCCGTGTCGGCGGATGTGAGAGTGACGGCGACTGTTGAGGTGTGAGCGGCGACAGCGGTCGTGGCGTCGGCGCTAGCCACCTCCAAAGCAGACGCATGCGCGACGGAAACGCCGCCCGCGTCAGCACTGACGATGGCGGCGGCGACCACAGGGACATCGGCGGCGGCGACGGTCGCTGTATCGGCAGAGGCCTTGGGGTCGGTTTGGGCGACCGTCGAGGCATCGGCGGCGGCGACGGTCGCGGCGTCGGCACTGGTGAGGGTCGCGGTAACGGACGATCCGTGTGCGGCGGCGATCGTCGCCGCGTCGGCGCCACTAGCGCCGACGGTGAGCGTGGAGGCGTGCGCCGCTGTGAGGATCGTGACGTCGGCGCTGGGGGCCGCGACCGTGAGGACGGCCGATTCGGCCGCCGCAACGGAGGCGGCATCGACCCCGGACTTGGCCGTCTCGGAGACGGCGGCCGCGTTGAGCGAGTCGCCGCCGTTGAGCGCGGACCCACCGGTGGCGCGGTTGAGGACGAACGCGGCCATCGGCTACACGGCCCGGTAGCGGACGTAGCTACCGACCTTGACGGTGATGGCCGACGCCACGACCTCAGACTGCACCCGAAGGACGAGGTTCCCCGCCGTCGCCCCGTTGCGGAAGATGCCCTCGAAGCGATGGTACAGGTTGGTATTCGCCGCAATCTCGGCGGTGGAGACGGGGGCGGCCGTGTCGTAGGCGGTGATGATCGCGGTGGAGAACATGTCGGTCGAGGCGGTGCCGCCGACCGTGATCTGTTTCTTGCTCTCCACAAAAAGGAGGGTGAATCCGGCGGGTCCGCTCAGGGCGAACCGTGCGCCAGTGGTGGTGGCCGCCGATTGGAAGATGATGAAGAACGAGAACACGTAGTCGGTATTCGCGGCGACCGGGATCATCAATGAAGCATCGCTGACGAACAGAGTCGTTGATGTAAACGCCTGATCTGCGGTCTTTTTGATCACCGTGTCGCCTGCCGCGCCCGGCGCGGGGACGATAACTTGCTTGTCGGTGATCTGGTTCGCGGCGACAGCTGCCGAAGCGGCGGGGACGTAGATCATCGCAAGCGCGACCGAGGAGGCGGGTACATCGGGCGCGAACGGGTTGGCTGCGGCGGTGCCGTGGGTAATGACCGCCACACCGCCGGTCGGGACGGAGACGAGCGCAAGCAAGGGGTTGCTCGCGTCGGGCATCACGGTGACGGTGTTGCCCGCGACGGAGACAACCTGTCCGGCGACGCGGACTGATCCGGAAGGGACAGCAATTACCAGGGTCATCGATGACGGCACCAGGCAGCCGGAGACGACCCCAGTATCGCCGGAGCCGTCCGACAGGATACGGAAGTCAACGGGCGACGGCTCAGCCTGTTTCGGAAACGCGGCGGTATCAGCGCCGGGTATCGTAAATGGCATGGTTGTCAGCCCCCGCCCCTACCTTATTATGACCATGTGACGGTATGGGTTAATACCCACGACGATCCCGACGCCTTCGTACCGAGCGCGGTCACAACCCTGGCCAGCATCGTGCCGACGGTTGCCGCATTAAAGACCGCGACCTCTTCCCAAGCGTGATTCGCATCGGCGCTGGCGAAGGTCGATTTGTACGTCTCGACCAGCCCCGCCCGTGACGGGAAGGTCGCGTCCATTGCTTTGCGCGTCTTGCTCGCCCCTTGCAGGTCAGTCTGACCAGCGGCGAAGGCGGTGGTCGCGCCCGCTCCGCCACCGACCCCGAGGTGGGCGTTGGCGTTATTAAATAAGGTGATCGCCTCACCATGGATTGCCTGGACCATCGCCGTTAGCCCTACTGTCGTGAGAGCCATGTCGTTATCCTCCGTATGTCGCCGCGAGCGCGTCGTTCAGCGCCGCGATCCGTCCCGGTTCCGTGACCGGGGTACCGTCCGCTTCGTGCCATTCTACGTGAGCCACGGTCTCGTCTGGTTCGCCGTCGCCTGGCTCCCGGCCCGGCCCCCACTTCTGGACACCAACCTCGATCTTGTACGGTCCGTGGGCCGCGTTGTCGCCGCTCATCCGGTCACCTCCTCTTCGGCCCCGACGTCGCCGGTATCCGGTGGCTCGTCGTCTCCCCGGTCGAACGCCCGCCGCTGCACCTCCGCCGCCTTCGCCTGCCGCGCTTCCCGCCCCGCGATCATCTCATTGGCTTGATCGTCGCTCAGGCCCGCCATCCGCAGAGAGACGGGG